TTGTCAAATCAGCCCTCGTCGCCCTGAGCATCCCATTGCTGTTCAAGCACCAAGACGACGAGGCGAAGACGGCTTGACAACCAGAGCAGGTCTTTGTCGTTTGGGTCATGCACATCAGGCGAGTCGGCGATGTCTTCAATGACCGTGGACAAGCCGCCCAGTGAACGAAGCAACCGAGGAACAGGAACCCTGCCAAGTGACTCGAACAGTTCGTCGTCGTTCATGTTGCAGGATCGCGTATCCCAAGATGGCTGCGGCTGTGTCATGGTAGATCAATGCGACACCCCAACCGATGCAATATCTTGGCGATTGCAGTGGCGGATTCATCGACGGCCTCTTCGGCAAGATCAGGAAAGGCAGCGTGCAAGCATTCATGCAACACAGTGTCGAGCGTATCTAGGGGGGACAAGTTGCGGGCCACACGAATCGCTTTGCCTTGCCGATCAACTGGGTCGATCTCTCCACAGGCAGCATCAGGCAACCTGTCTACCACCTCCAGTCTCCACCGCTTACCACGAATGTCTACACGCATCATCGTGGCATCCTTATCAGTTCAGCGTCCCAGCATTTGCCAACCAACCGCGATGGGCGATCAACCCTGCATTCGACAACAAGGATTGCTGATCCCCATAGGCTAGTATCCCGGCGAGACATCCATGTCGGATTTAGCGGGCCGCACGTTCCGACGTTCGCGTAAAAAAATGGCAACGGGATCTTCGCTGTCTTCAACATTTGTGTTGGGGGAACTGGACGATGCGTGTGACCACGCACCATGAGTCGGAAAGTTTGTTGCTGTGCAGGTGACTGAGCGTTGAGCATCTGAAGACCTTCGGTCTGGTCGGAGTGAACACCTGCATCAAAGCCGTGATAGAAACAACACTGCCCAATGTTCACGACACCGCGCTCCGACTTCTCGTAGGGAATCCATTCCCACCTGTTGAACTCTTTGCCGAACACCGGATGCTTCAGTGGTTGCACCAAAGAGCGCAGCCGCATCGGGATACGTCGGGGGTCCATTGCTTCCAAGTTTGCATCATGGTTGCCTTTGTTGATCCATGTTCTGCAATCGGAGGGCAAGACACCACGGATCGCCGACAAAAGATTGTGAGCATGTTCGTATTCATCTTCCAAAGTATGTATGTCAGAGTCGTTGCTGTCTGGATGAACAGATGCAGCACTGGCTTCAAAGACATCGCCCAAGTGGCCGAATGCACCAAGCCCTTTGATGTTCGACAACGTGGACAGCAACCAGTCCACCGTTTCAGGAGGAGTGAAAGGTGCGTGGGTGCAAGACAAGCATGCGACTTTGATCGTTTCGTGAGTTCTCATCCGTGAGTCCCCAAGCCCCTGACTCTTTTTGTATCGACATTCAAAGGGATTCTTCAATACCTCCACAACACTCGTACATACATACAGATCGTGCTAATAACACCAAAGCACCTGAAATCACTTCATCAACGCGCACCGCGACAGCGGAATCTTCATTCCTATCTGTGAGCAGGAGCGGTGAACAAGCACGGTTTGAACCGATCAATACAAAGAACGCTGCCCTTGGGGTTGGGTCGGCGACAACGGGCGCACGACGGACTCCTCCTACCGTCGTGCGCCCACGCTGACTGAATGAATATGCGGACAAAGTGATAGGATGTCCGAAGAATAGAATGTGGGCGAGATGCCTACCGGAACAGGATGACATGGTGAGAGAGTCGCCAAAAGTAACAACGGGCAAGGAACGGGATGACCTGCCAAGAAAACAACGAAGCCGAAGGTCGGGATGACAAAGGCCGGTTCGTCAAGGGAAACGAAGCCGGGTTCTCGTCGCGCCCGGAAGACATCAACCGCAAGGGCCGTCCACCAAGGCCGTCGCTCACTGCGGCGTTGCTTCGGCGACTGACTGCGGAAGGGAACGAACACCGAGATTCAGGGACGAGGGTCGCCGACGCTCTGGTCGATGCGACGCTCAAGGCTGCACTCGAAGGATCGTTCCCACACCTGAAGGAAGTGTGGAGTCGGCTCGATGGCCGAGGCGAGGCGGTGCTGATTCCCGAGGGCGATGCCCCGAGGAACGAGGACGAACACAAGCAGGCAGCGGTTGAACTCTACCAAGCCATCATCGAAGATCCGTTGTCAACCCACCGCGACCGGCTCGTCGCACAAGAGGGCATCGTCCGTCTGCTTGGCTTGGTCGAAAGCAGCACCACACCCGAGCAGGCAGCGCGTGACATCCAGCAAGCAATGAACGCGATGCTGGACACGACGATGCAAGACCCTGATGACGATGAAACAGAAGGAGAGGATGACAAACCTGTCGCGTGACCTATTGGTACTGCGACAAAGTTTTTCACACCCACATGCTCACGGAACGATGGAACAAGTTGAGACACCACACCCAGCAGCAGGAGTACCTGCGGTCTGATGCGCGTTTCAATGTCGTCCCGGCAGGCCGTCGTTCGGGGAAGACCGAGTGTGCGAAGCGGAAGGGGATCATGCGTGCGATCACTGAGGCAGAGTGGTCTGATGCGTGGTTCGTGTTCGCGGCTCCAACCCACAGCCAAGCCAAGCGGATCTTCTGGTCTGACCTGAAGGCGATGATCCCGAAGTCGTTGATCCGAGGGATACCCAGCGAAGGCACGTTGTCAATCCGTCTGGTCAACGGAGCCGAGATCACCGTCCTTGGACTCGATGCCCCGGAGCGTGTCGAAGGTCGCCCGGTCAACGGTGTGGTGTTGGACGAATATGGCAACATGAAAGAGTCGGTGTGGATGGAACACCTCCGACCTGCGTTGTCAGATCGGCGGGGCTGGGTTGACTTCATCGGCGTGCCTGAAGGGCGCAATCACTACTACGACCTCTACAAGAATGCGCAGGCCGATGAGACCGGGGACTGGGCGACGTTCACATGGACAAGCGAAGACATCCTCGACGCTGATGAGATCACGGCAGCGAAGCGTGACCTCGACGAACTGACCTACAACCAAGAGTACAAAGCATCGTTCGTCACGTTCGAGGGGCAGGCGTACTACGCATTCGATGAGAAGGTGCATGCGGTGGGCGGCGTGACCTATGACCCAAATGACGATTTGATTTTCTGCTTCGACTTCAACGTGAGTCCCGGCACGGCGGTCATCTGCCAAGAGACCAAGGAGCAGACGAACGTGGTCGCCGAGGTCTACATCCCCAACAACAGCAACACCCCTGCCGTGTGCAATCGCTTGATCGCCGACTGGAAAGACCACAAGGGGAGCGTCCTGTGCTACGGCGACGCGACTGGTGGTGCGCGAGGCACGGCACAGATCCACGGCTCCGACTGGGATCTCATCAAGAACACCCTGCGGCCTGTGTTCGGAAGCCGCTTGAAGTTCCGTGTTGACAAGGCCAACCCCAAGGAGCGTGTTCGGGTCAACGCCATGAACAGCCGATTGATGGGGGCCGATGGCACAGTCAAACTTCGTGTTGACGCGGCCAAGGCTCCAATGACAGTGAAGGATCTTGAAGGTGTGCGTCTGCTTGCGGGGGGTTCGGGCGAGATCGACAAGAAGGTCGATCCGAAACTCACTCACTTGACGGATGCCCTTGGCTACTACGTTGTCAAACGGCATCCCGTCCGGCCCCGGCACATCTCTACCGTTCAAGAGGTGCTTTGATGGTTATGTTCTCAAACTTTGAAGGCGAGTTCGAGGGAGGGCAGCAGCCCTATCAACTTGACATCTACATGAAGAACGGCGAGAACCTGTGGATCGTCAACAGGCTGGATGCTCTGGTCGAGATCACTGACCAGTTGATGTGTGACAACGAGTACGATGGTGGCGACAACACCGTCGAGATTCGAGGGGTCAAGTTGCTGCCGAATGTGGTTCAGACCATGCTGTTCATCAAGCCTTGGGCAGTGGCCGCAGTCGAGATGTCTCCCGTGACAATGGAGCGGTGCAGGGAGATGGCAGCGAAGGCGAAGAAGGAGGGGCTGATCTGATGTTGATGTGGCCTCGACTCTGGATCTTGATTCGTTTCCGACCGTGGGTGCTGGCGGCTCTGGTTCTGCTGGCAGGCTGTTCGGCCAAGGGCCGCATCGACTCTGCTGCCATCGGCCTAGCCTCGACTGCCCAGTCGTCGGGGGTTCGATTTGACAACATAGGTGCATTGGCCCAGTCGTCGGAGTCTCGATTCGAGGCGGCGGGTGATCTGGATGGGGTGGCCGAGCAACAACAGATTCGCTCCGAGGCAGCAGCCGGGGCAGACGATCAGCAAGACATCGCGAGCATGGCGAGTGACATTCGCACCTCACTGCATGGGGTCGAAGACATCGTGCCGTGGTGGGCGAGCCTACTTGGTCGGTTGGCGATTGCCGCGATCATTGTGGCGGTGCTGATCCTGCTCTGGAAGTCCGGGGCATTGGACTTCATCAGAAGGATCTTCTGGGCAATGGGCCTGTTGATCCCGAAGAAAGTGAAGGCTGAAGCGTTGATGGATGTCAAGGCATTGGCCGATGAAGACGAGGTGACGTTATCCGAAGCCGTTGCAGCGAAGCGGGCGCGTGATCCCGCCTACTGCGCGGCGTTCAAACAAGCAAAGAGGAAACACACATGATTCTTGCAAACATTCTTGGAACTCTCTGGTGGACGATCTTGATGTTCGTTGCTGGCGGCATGGCTGCTCTTGTCTTTCGTCCAATGATTATGAAGATGCTCAACAAGTAGGAGGCCAGCATGCCAGTAGTCGCAAATCAATACAACATCGTCGTCGAGCAGGGTGGTACTTACAGACTTGAGATCACCTACAAGGATGCTGACGGGGATGCCATTGACCTGACCAACCATGTGGCACGGATGGAGATTCGTCAGACCTACACATCTGAATCTGCCCTCGTCACGATCACCAGTGCTGCTGGCGGCTCTGGCGACACAAGCGGGATTGCTCTTGGCGGGGCTGCTGGCACGATTGTTGTTGTCATTGCTGCCGCGACCACGACGGGTCTCACTGCACCTGCAACCAATGTCTACGATCTTGAGTTGGTTGCGCAGAATGGAGCGGTCACTCGACTGCTTGAAGGAAAGGCGACGGTTTCGCCGGGTGTCACAACTTCAACGTACACAGGCTGATGACAAACATTCTTGAAATCACAGAATCGCGTCCAGTGGTGCAGGTATCTGAAGCAGGCAACACGCTTCAGGTACTTGCACCCAACGCGATTGTTGTCACAGACCAAAGCCCGGCAGTAACTGTCACGGAGTCTGTGCCTCAAGCGATTGTCCAGACACCGGGGCCGCAGGGTCCGGTCGGCATCAACTGGAAGGGTGCGTGGTCTACATTTGTATCCTATGTGAAGTCAGACGCGATTCACTACGGAGGGTCAGCGTACCTGAACATCAAAGCGGCACACTCTGGCGGGGTAGTAGTCCCTTCAGATGACTCCGAAAGTTGGGACTTGATCGTCAGCAACGGCGCAACGGGGATCGTGTGGAAAGGTTCGTGGGATGATGGCACATCGTATGCACTTCTCGATGCGGTTGAGAGCGAAGGCAACTCATGGATCTGCACACTGGCTCACGATGATGAACAACCTCCTTCCCACTCATCCACATCAAGTGCCTATTGGGACTTGATCGTCAGCAAGTCGCTTCAGTGGATGGGTGAGTATGCTGGAGCCACACGGTACGAGGTTGACGACCTTGTGACCTACAACGGCACGACTTGGCGGAACAAGGTAGCAGGCACAGGCAGCACACCTCCCTACAGCCCGAACGACCCTGACGCGAACTGGGATGCGTTCGCGCAGGCGGCAGGTGCTTGGCGTGGTGAATGGGGTTTGGTTGTCACTTACTACCTCAACGACTTCGTGACCTATCGAGACAACATCTGGCGTTGCAAGGTGGCGACCGTCATCACTTCTGAGCCTCCAGTTGACTTCACCACCGCAGACGACAACTGGGATGCTATGTTGCCCAAGGGTGTGCCGGGCATGGTGTGGCAAGGCAACTATGCCGGAGGCACGACCTACGCTGTTGATGATGTCGTGTTCTACAGCGGCACATCATGGATCTGCATTGCTGCAAGCACAGGCAATGACCCAGTGGCGTTGAGTTCCTTTTGGGATGAGGTCGCGGTCAAGGGCGACCAAGGCATACAGGGGGAGACTGGCCCGACAGGCGCGACTGGTGCAGCGGGGGCGAACGGCGGTGCGGTCGGCAGGGGGTACACCTACGACACCAACACAACCCCATCCGGCACAAACGGGCAGTGCCGATTTGACAACAACTCAGACCTTTCGGCTGCGACTGCGTGCTACCTAGCAGATGCTGACAACGACGGAACGGACGTACATCTCTACATCCAGTCATTCGACGCTTGCTCCAGTTCGGTCAAAGCGTACTTGACGGTGGCGAAGAAGGACGACAACTCAGCCTTCATCACATACGAGATCAGCGACTTCACAGACGAGAGCGGGTACACGTTGATCACGATTCTGAAGGTCGCAGCCGAGAGCAGCAGCACCCCCTTCGCGGACGAAGATGAAGTCACCGTGGGCTTGGTGAGGGTGGGCGACCGGGGGACGGAGTGGCGGAACAACTGGGCTTCAGGGACTCCCTACACTCACGCTGATGCCATCCTCCACAACGGAAGTGCATGGATCGCGTTGCAAGAAAGCACGGGTCAAGAGCCGGGCCGAACAAGCGGGTACTGGGCGTTGTTGTCAAATGGCGGCACGCATGGGGCTGGAGGTGTGGTGGGAACGGGTTGGCTGTTTGACACCGCGACTGGCGGTACTGGTGTCGATTTGCCTCCTGCCAACAAGATCAGAACCAACACAGCCTTGTTGAACACCGCAACTGAAATCTACATCCACAAGGAAGACCTTGCTTCAGCCGACAACTCGACGGCGTTGAACTGGTTGTCGTCCGTGACTTCCTCGCGCAAGGGCTACCTTCGGCTGACCTCTGCAAATGACAACAGCCGCTGGGCTGGGTTCGAGATCACAGCCATCACGCTCGACAGCAATGTCTACAAGTTCGATGTGCAGGAACAGGAAGGCATGTCGGGCGCGGAGTTCACGATGGGCGAAGAGGTGTCTGTCGCGTTCAGTCGCGTTGGCGACAGGGGGCTGAACTGGATCGGCGTGTACGACGGAAGCACGGCCTACTCCCCGGACGATGTTGTGTCGTACATCAGTCGCATCTGGCGTTGCAAACTAGCGACGGAGAGCGGCAACGCTCCGGGCCACCCAGTCAACGCCTACTGGGAACTTCTGACACCGGGCGTGCAGTGGCGGGGTGCGTATGTTCCTGTCACGGCCTACCACATCAATGACATGGTGTCGTATGGTGGCGGCTCATGGATTTCAAAAGCAAACAACCATATCAACAATCAACCTGACATCAGCCCAGACGAATGGGAACAGGCCGCTCGCAAAGGTGAGCAGGGCGACAATGGTGCAGACGGAGACCCCGGCGCGGACGGAGCCGCAGGCGAGACTGTGCCTGTTGGAACATTGCTCATGTACGCTGGGGCCAGCGCGCCCGGCTCAGGTGAATGGTTGCTGTGTCAAGGCCAAGAGATTTCCCGGTCTACTTACAGCGACCTGTATGCTCAACTGTCAACTCACTATGGGGAAGGCAACGGGTCTTCAACATTCAACATCCCCGATTTCCGATCCAAGTTCCCTGTGATGCAGGGTCCGCAGTCTTGGAGCAGCGACCTTGGTGAAGGTACAGAACCACCGGCTACTGATTCGCCAATCCAGAATCCAGCCATCTTGCAAGCCGACTATGACGCAGGCGAGCGGCTGTTGTGGAAGGGGATGATCCCCGAACTTGACACCGAGATTGCCACCGGCACAGGCAGTAGCGGTACATCTGGTGACGCTGCCGGAGCAAGGGAGGACTATGAAGATCCTCAAACCTATGACGACAATGTTGGAAGCACAACAAACCCTTGGGTCAAAGCAGGCGACGACGACCCAAAGAACTTGAACATCCTGCCACCATACCTGACGGTGAACTTCATCATCCGGGCATTGGCGGTTGCACCCTAACGAGGAACACACGAACAGAGAACAACCATGCCCGTAGACACAACCAAAGACAAAGTGGACGCATACTCGATTGAGTACGAGCGTATGACCGAGAAGTGGGATCTCCTTCACGCATTGATGGGGGGAACCTACGCGATGCGTGCAGACAAGGAGCGGTGGCTTGCACGCGAGCCTCGCGAATCTCCTGAGTCGTATCGCAATCGCCTTGGTCGTTCGTTCCTCTACAACGCCTACCGCGACACGGTTGAGAAACTTGTGTCCAAGCCTTTCAGTCGCCCCGTCACTGTTCAAGGCGACTTGCCTGAGAGGCTGGAGGAGTTGACTGACGACATGGACATGAATGGCCGCGACCTCACGCAGTTCGCACGGGATGTCTTCACTGCTGGCGTGACTTATGGCTGCACGCACATCTTGGTGGACTTCCCACAGTTCTCGCCGACTGCAACACTCGCCGATGAACGGGCCTCTGGTGTTCGGCCTCTCTTCGTCCATGTCAAACCAACACAGGTGATTGGTTGGCGAAGCGAGACTGCTGCCAACGGCGATCAGGTGTTGACTCAGGTTCGCATTCACGAAGTCAAGGTCGAGCCTGATGGGCAGTACGCAGACAAAGAGGTTGACTACATCCGGGTCTACACCCCGGAGGACTGGCAACTGTGGCGACGAGACAAGTCATCAGATGAGGACGAGTACCGTTTGGAAGACGAGGGGCTTCACTCCTTCGGGCGTATCCCTCTCGCGACCTACTACATCTCTCGAACGGGGGTGTTGACTGCCAACCCACCGCTTGAGGACTTGGCGTTTATGAACTTGGCTCACTGGCAATCCATGAGTGACCAACGGAACATTCTCCGGTTCGCTCGCGTGGGCTTGCTGTTCGCGGCGGGCTTCAGCGACGAAGAGATGGAAGAGGGGCTGACCATTGGCCCCAACCAGTTGATTCGTTCGACGAACTCAGATGCGAAGGTCTCGTATGTCGAACACAACGGCAATGCAATCCAGTCGGGTCAAGACGACCTCGACAAACTTGAGGATCGCATGAAGGTACTGGGGCTTCAGCCCCTGATGCAGAGGTCGGGCAATCAGACAGCGACAGGCCGGGCGTTGGATGAGAGCAGAACACATACAGCAATCCAAGCATGGATACGCTCCCTTGAGAACACACTTCGACAGGCTTTCGAGATGGCTGCACAGTGGGTCAAGTTGGATCTTCCAGAAGACTTCGCACTTGACATCAACAACGACTTCGGCCTTTCGGAGCGTGCTACGGACGACATCAAGTCGCTTATTGAGATGCGCAAGACCGCACAGATTTCGGCGGAAACCTTCCTCCGTGAAATCAAGCGTCGGGGCTTGTTGTCAGAATCGTTGGACATTGAATCGGAACTGGAAACGGTGGAGGCGGAAGGCCCACCGCTCGCTTCGTTGTCATTCCCTCTGGAGGAGCCAGACGAGGATGAGGATGAAGCGGAAGAAGATGAGGAGGTAGAAGTCTGATGACAACAAACACACCACAACAGAACTTCAGAGTGCAACTGGTTTGCGACCGCTGTGGTCAAATCTTCAGGCCGGTTGAATGTCACGGGCATACGCAATGCGCGTGTTGTGGGCAGATCGCTGTAGGCGGGGATTGCTGCCAAGGGTCTCAGCAACAGAGCAAAACGGACGAGATAAAGACCACTGATGGTTGAACTTCTTGACTTCGCAAAAAGAAGGGCTGCACTTCGTCTGACTGGCACAGTCAACGAGGCGTTGCAGGATGCGAGCATCTTGCATGCCACCTTCTTGGAGCGGCTGAAGACTTCAGAAGTCAACGATATTGTCAAGTTCCTGAACAACGAGATGTTCCCTGACTTGACCAAGACTCTTGAATCTCGTTTGTCGTTGATTCGTAGCCGTGGGTTTGACCGAGGCCCGTGGACGACGAAGCAGTACAAGAAGATGCTTCAATCAACGAACAGCATCATCCGAAGGGGGATGCAAAACGCAAGCAACGATGTAGCGATGAGGCTGAACCAGATCGGGGTGTATGAAGCCAAGTTCCAGACCGACATGCTCAACAACATGATTGAGCGTGGGGCGGGTCCGGG